TTACGGGTAGTTAGACGCTTCAACTGCCCGTGTTGCACGTATGTCGCATTCGGGAACAGAGGGGCGGTCGAGCACAGAGACCGCCTCTCTCCGAGTGTCGGGGCTCAGGTGGGCGTAGCGCATCGTCATTTCGATGGTCGCGTGCCCCATCAGCTCCTGAATCACCTTCAGCGGAACCGCCCTCATCGCAAGGTGGCTCCCGTAGGTGTGCCGCAGGTCGTGCCAGCCGATTTGCCCCTGCTCGCGGGTAATGCCCGCCGCCCGGAGCGCACGACGAAGCGGCGCCTTCATCAGCCCTGCCGTCAGTGGCTGTCCGTCCTCTTGGCAGAAGACGAAGCGGCCCCGAAGGTGCCGGTGTGCCTTGAGGGCATCCACCACGGATGCGGGCAAATCGACCGTTCGCTCGCGCCCGCTTTTCGGCAAGTCCTCCACGCCGTTCCAAATCGTCCGGTTGACGTTCAGCAGGCCCCGGGTCAGGTCCAGGTCGTTCCATTGGAGCCCCATCAGCTCCCCCTGCCGCAGCCCCGCCTTGAGGGCGACGAGGAGCACGGGCCGCCACTCCGGTTCAGCGGCTGCAACGAGCCGCTCGGCTTCCTCAAAGCTCAGGAAGTCGAAATCAGGCTTGGGCACCTTCACGAACAGCTTCACGTGTGGAGCCTTCGCGATGACCTCTTGCTCCTCCGCGACAGCTAGGAGCTTGCTGAGCGACGACAAGACGTTGTTGATGAATTTCTTGCCCAGCGTCTTGGGGGCAGCGTCCTTGCGCTTGCGAATGGCTGCCTTTGTGGGGGCTTCCTTGCGTGCACGAGTAGCTGAGGACTTCTTCTTCATTGCGGCTTTGAAGTCCTCGATTTGCGCCGGGCCGATGTCATCCAGCGCCATCTCTCCGAAGAACGGAATGATGTGGTTCTCCAGGTGCCGTTGCTGGGTGTCTGCCGTTGAAGCCTTGTTGTTGTTCTCGCTGTAGGTGAGGAATCGCGGCGCGAAATTCGCCAGCGTAGACGCGCTCCCCTCGTCTTGCTTGCTCTCCTTTCCGAAGGTCCCGTTGAGGAGTGCGCTCCGCAAGTCGCGTTCGTATGCCTCGGCACCCCGACGAGTCTGAACGGGCGAGAACTTCACGACTCGCTGTTTCCGTCCGTCCGCGTGCTGAAACACGAAGTCCACTTGCCACGCCTCCTCTGACTTCCCTTCCTTCGTCGTCCACTTCCGCAACCTGACGCTCATCGTCGACTCCCAAGCGCAGAATCGCGGCCCTTACCCGGGGTGGACTCTACCAGCGCGGCGCGGCGGATGCGGAGTGCTTTCCCGATGCGAACAACCCCCGGCACCTGCCCCAACCGAATCGACTCATAGAGCGTCTTCCGGTTCACGCGCAGGAGAGCTGCGGCCTCGTCGACCGTCAGGAACTCGGGCGGATTCTCCGCTGCGACCTGTTCGGGCGCCTTCATTTCGAGGCCCTCAATGCGGCACCGAACAGCCGCGCGTGCAGGAGTCCATAGGCGAGCGCCGCTTGTTGGGGCACGACGCCGTTTCCGAGGAGCCGCAGTCGGTCGATCCGATGGGCCAGCCCATCAGCCATTCGACAAACCGCGGGTTCAACGTCCGGGCGCTTCGCGAGGACTGCGCGCCATCCTGTGAGGTCGTCGCGTCCTGGGGGCCACGGGGGAATGTCAGAATCGCTTCCGAGAGCTGCCGGCGACGCTGACCGATGCAGCTCGCGACTTTCCAGTCCGATGCCCCCGGCGTCGGCCAGTCCTTCACGAGCGCGCTCAGGTCCGCCCCCGATTGCCGCCCGTTGCCCGGCTTCCCTCCACGTCTCCCGTGTCCGTTCGAACTCTCCCCGGTGTTCGGAGTGGGCCAGGACGAAGAGACGCTCTCGCTTGTGAGGGGCTCCGGCATCGGACGCTCGGAGACAAACCCACTCCGCATCGAACCCGAGCGAGGCAAGGTCGGCGAGCACGCGGTCGAAGCCCCTCGAACGGAGCGCCGCGACGTTCTCGACGAAGACAAAGCGGGGTCGTACCTCAGCGACGATTCGCGCGTATTCGCGCCACAAGCCCGAGCGCTCGCCTTCGAGGCCAGCACCCTTGCCAGCAACGCTGATGTCCTGACATGGGAATCCCCCACTGACGCAATCCACAACGCCACGCCATGGGACGCCGTCGAAGGTTCCAACGTCGTCCCAGACAGGCGCCGTATCCAGCTCTTCCTTTTCCATCCGGGCCACGAGGCAGGCCGCTGCGTATGCTTCCCGCTCGACGTAACAAACAGTCCGAAGGGAAGGCACGGCCAGCTTGAGACCGTGAGCGAGTCCGCCGCCGCCAGCGAAGAGTTCGAGTGCGCGGCGCGGATGAACTCCGACGGGATGAATAGCCATGCCATGCGCGCTCACCTGGGATAGACCTTCCGGGGCGCGAGTCGGCCGACGACATGCAGGCCAATGCCGATGGCATCCCAGACGTTGTGGTGCTTGTCCGACGCGCGGGGGAGCTGGACGCGAAGGTGTTCGTGCGGACGCTCGCCAAGGCGCGATTTGATGCGCTCGACCATCACGTCACCGTCGAGCGTTCCCTTCCACTCGCGCGGCAGGCAGCTCCGCTCCGAGGTGGCTCCCAGGGCGCCCGCGACGCGTCCGACGACACCGGCAAGTTCGATGAGGTCGTTCGGGTCGCCCTTGCTCTTCCCTGCCGTGTAGACCTGGGGGCACTCGCTCGCGACGGTGACGGAGACAGCCCCGCCTGCGGCCCTGAGCGGCTCCAGGAGCGACGAAACGAACGCGGCCACCCCATCGGCCATCCGAGCCCATGCCGGAAGCCCTCGGGCCTTCCGCTCGGAATTCGTGGGCATGCCCGCCGCGAGCAGTTCGCCCGAGTCCAGGTCGAAGAGTGCGACGCCGCATTCGCGAAGCCCGGGGTCGAGCGCCACGAGGAGCTGTCGCGCGGTGGAAACTGAGGTCATCCGTTGCACCATCCAGAGAGCGCGTGTGCTCTCTAAATGGGTGCGGATTCCGGGCGTGGTTCAGGCTGCGTGCTTCACGGGAGGCTCCCAAACGAGCAGCCTTCCGGAGCTGTCTCGCACGGTGGCGACGTCCTTCGACATGATGCGGGACAGCGCGGGCTCGGCTTCGATTGCCGGTGCCAGGTCAGGGGTTGTTTCCTTCATTGCTTCGCGCATCAGGAACGCCTTGCGCTCGGCCGCGTCGTGCAACCGTTGCGGGTCGTCGGCGCGTAGCTCGCTAATCAGCTCGTCATGCACCATGAGCACGAGCCGCGAGCCGTAGAGTGGGGAGCTGCGGTCGACGTACATCTCGCGACTGACACGCCACATCGCGCGCTTGCACCCGACGGCCCCGAGTCCCTGAAACGGCGTGTTGAGAATCTGGGTGTAGCCGCAGGCCCCGCGCAGGATGTTCGCGCCCGGAATCATCACGTCGGCGAACCCGCCCCCGTAGGTGCGCGACTTCGCCCGGTGCTGTAGCTCGCGCTGCTCGGGCCACGCGTTGAGCCACTTCGTGTCCAGTTCCTTTGCGACCTCAACGCACACCCGGCAGACCATCTTCGGCTTGCGCTGGACGTGAACGACGACGCGTTCGACACCGCAGACGTCTGCGCGTTTCGCCAGTAGGCAGAACGAAACCCGGTCCTTTGCGCGCGCGTTGTAGACGAGCGAGCCGCCCGTCATCCCGCCGCCCTTGCCGAAGTTGAGAATCTTCGCGAGCTGGCGGAAGGCGACCGCGACGGGGTCCTTCGCTTTCACCTTCGCGAGCAGCTCGTCGTAGTTCGCCCCGAGGAACTCGGCCGCGGCAAGGGTGTGGACGTCGAGCCCACTGTTCAGGGCGTCCGCCATCTTCGAGAAGCCCAGTTCCCAGATGGCACGCTGAGCCATGGTCCGAAGCTCAAGCCCGCCGTAGTCGACCGAGCAGTAGACGAACCCGGGCCGGGCCTCGTGGACCTCGCGAATGCCGCCCTTCTGGGGGAGCTGCTGGTAGTCGCTGGAGACGCGCGTCGTGGACACCAGCACGTTGAAGCGCGGGTTGATGGGAGCCTCTGTGCCGGCCTCGACGACGTCCAGGTAGGTCGACTTGTACTTGTCGACGCGCCCGCTCTTCCCCAGGTCTTCGAGCAGCGAGTCGCCCGAGCCGAGCAACGTGTCACGGTCCGTCGCGACCTGGCCGGCGGGGAATCGGTCGCTGGGCGCGGTGATGGGTGGTTGCCCGTCATAGGCGGCAGTTACGAGCGCCGCGAGGCGCTTCGAGTCCTTCGTGCCGTCCTCGCGGTAGATGCCAGCCGCCTGGAACTTGGCCCTGTTCTCGCTCCACTCTCGCTCGACGCGCCCACGGAGCTGGGCCACCGACGCGCCTTTCGTCCGCAGGCCCCAGATTGAGGCGAGGTGGAGCGCGAACGCGGCGCGCATCTGGTCGGCTTCGGCATGCAGGTTGCCGCCGTTGGGCGTCTCGCGAGCGATGGCTTCCTGCCGGTAGAACACGTCGAGCGTGTAGCGGGCATCACGCTTCGGGTAGTCAGTGGCTTCCTTCGGCCAGCGCTCGACAGGGACACCGTCGAGTTCCGCGTAGCGAAGGCGCCATGCCCTGGGGTTCTTCTTCTCCTCGCTGATGTCGAGCCCCAGGTGACGCTGCACGAGGAGCGCGAGCGGGTAGCGGGCTCCCTCATCGTCGTCGAGCTTCCGCCCCGTCGACGGGTCAACGCCGTACATGCCCCGAGCGATGTCGATAAGAGCTTCGCGGACCTGGACGCAATGCAGCCGGCCCGCTTCGAGCGCCGCGAAAATGGGCGCAACGAGGCTCGGGTCATCCGCCGCCATCACTCCGAGGTCGTAGGGGAGATTCGCGCCGACGATATCGGTGTCGGGGGCGGTGATGGCCTCGCGGAAGAACTCCCGGGCTTGGGCCTTGTCGAGCAGCCGTTCGCTACCGGGTTCGCGCGTCGCGATGCTGCCGCAGACGAGAGGTGGCGCAAGCAAGCCGGGCTGAATCAGCCGCGTTTCCGTGTCGAACGACCAGACACTCACGAAGGATGCCTTGTGTGAAAGGGAGAGCGGCCCGTGTCGTGGGCCAACCGCCGACGGAAAGCGCCGTCAGACGCCGCCCGATGTCAGGCGAGGGCTTCGGAGAGCGTGGGCAGCTTGCTCGCCTTGCGCGCCTGCTCGACGTGCGCGAGCTGCTCGTCGTTCAGCTCGACATGGGACCAGCGGAAGCCGGTGATGACCTTGCCCTCGTGTCCGTCCTTCACGGGGAGCTGCTTCGGGAAGACCTCGCAGCGAATCAGGACGTGCGTGCCCGCCTGCCGCTCGTCGAAGAACTTCTTCAGCGCGACCGGGTTGGCGAACTCGTGCTCTTCGGCGCCCACCAGCGTCATCAGGAAGGACTTGAAGCGACCGCCGCCGCCCTTCTTCTGGTCGCTGAGGTTCTCGACGTAGTCGACCGTCTCGCCCACACGGTTGGGGGACTCGCCACCCGGAAGGGCCTCGGACTCGCGGACCTTCAGCTCGGCGATGGCCGAGTCGCCCTTGAAGCCCTCCTTCATGCGGATGACCGCGACTTCGAACAGGTAGCGCCCGGCGCGGGGGTAGCGGCCTCCGGTGGCGGCCTGGGCGGTGGCAATCTTCGTCAGTGCGTTGTTCATGTTACGTGAGCCCTTCGGCTTGGGTTGCGTCAGCGGCGAAGTGCGCTGACCCCACGTAAATGCGTGCGGATTCTGGCAGTGGCTCACCTCACGTCATTTTAGCAGAAGGGGAGGACGTGGGTCTCAGCGGTTTTGTCGTGTGACCGCTTGAGCCACTCTGTGGCCATCTGGAGATGGCCAATGGTTTGGTCGGGCAGTCAGCTTTGCCAAGAGTTGTCGGTGTCCGAAAGAGAGATCCCGAGCTTCTTGGTTTCGCGATCTATGATTCGGCCTAGTCGAGAGCCCGGTGAAGTATGGAATGTTTGTCTAAGGGCCTCGACGATGCGGCCTCGTATCTTATAGAGTTCGTGGCCCGCGTGGGTGTTTGCGAGAAGTGATTTGAAAATATAAAACATGGCTCGGCGCTCTTCGATGGAGCATGTTTCGACATAGTTTCGGATTTCGACAATGGGTGTGTCACTAAGCGTCTGTAAGTGGCGATGCTGAGAGCCTTTGTCTTGAGACAGCATCTCCAGCGCGGCGCCGAATGTGGGCTTGGGGAACGCCTCTGCGCGAGCGTTGTCTATGGCTACACGGAGAAGCGGATGAGGGCCTTCGAGACCGAAGTCGAGTTCGAACATGACTTTCTCTGCAATGCTCTTGAGGTCGGCTTGGTTGCGATTTATCCATGCTTCAGCGAGCGGTTTGGCCATTTCGCTAAGGCCGCTGTCTTCTGCGAGATGGATGAATGTGCTGGCTGTTTGAAAATCAAGAATATCCATGTTTGACTTGGCGTCCTCAAGAATCGCCTGAATGGTGTCGGTGGGGAGGACTGTGCTCCAGTGAATTTGTTGGTAGGCTTCGGAGAGGTGGGTTGTGAGCCTGCTTCGTCGACGTCTGTTGCTCGCGAAAACTGCGTAGCCTGAGATGTTTTGGTGATTTAGGTGTCCGGTTTTGATGTATGGTAGGAGGATCTGTGTCTCAAAGTCGTCTGGGCGACCAAGGTTGTACCGTCGCAGTAGTTCGCGTGCCTTTTGCTGCTGTTCCGAGAGATTCTCCGGGGATGTGGTCGTCAGTTCAATGGGGGAAAGGGCTTGGGCGAGTGTTATGGGGGTGCTGAGTGTGCCTTGGTCTACCCCGATAAATAGGACGATGCTTGGAATGATGAGTTCCCAGGTGTCATCGGGGATAAGCCCGGTGCTCTCAAGAGCATCATAGGTGCGACGTATTTTCTGGATTGTTCTTATGTTTGTTATTTCGAGCTGTTTGATGCAGTTGCTGAAGATGCTTTGTCGGACTGGCGGAAGGTTCCCAAGGCCGATGGTAACGGTTTCTTCAGTGTCGGTTATCAGGGCGACCTCAATGCCTATGGCCTTTTCTCGAAGCTCGGACCAGTGGGGTGAGGTTGCCAGCTTTGACTTGTTTGCAATGAGGACGATGCGGGCCTGTGGAAGTGTGGCAAGAGAGAGTATGAATCCAATCAGTTCTTTGGGGCTGATTGTGTCTGGCACGCGTTCGATGTCGTCGAATGCGATCACTGGTTGTGCTGGAATGTTGGAGTGTAGAAGATGAAGGAGTGGCTGGAGTTCGGAAAATGATGTGACGAGTTGGAAGTTTTTTGGGAGGCGGTCTCGGACTGCCTGGAATGCCGCCGACAGGAGGTTTGTCTTGATTTTGCCTGAGGTTGATTGTCCGAGCAGGAGGGCGCCAAATGTAGCGGCCTTAAGGGCATGCATTGAGTTGTGGTCCATGCATGATATGTAAATGGGTGTGCGCCCCATCTCTTCCAGTGCTGTGGAAATGTCTCTCCATAGGTGTGTTTTCCCCGTGCCCCAGTCGCCATGGAGGGCAATTGTTGAGGTGTGGGGGAGCTTGATGGCGTTGAGGAGGGCGGTTCGTGATTTTTGGTAGGTCATGGTTCTTGGGGGACGACGGATTAGTCAAAGTTTGTAGTATCGATCAGGGGCGAAGTTGCCACAAGTTGGATTGTGATGCAGTGCCAAGACTGGGGACGATGGGGTGTTGCTCTATGGTAAACGGCTTGCGGGCCACCATCTGCTCCGCGTCTCATTGGGGGCTATTGGCGCTCTTGAGGCACAGCTTCTGCGGCGTGCCCTCCGTCTGTTCAATGAACCGGGCGAAGTCGCGGGCCTTCTGGACGGCCCCGACTAGCTCGGCGGTGTGCTGGTACAGCTCCACTTCGACTTCGTCGGCGAGCTGCCCCTGCCGGTGACACCGACCGATGGCCTGTTCCCACGCGGCGCCATCGGCAGGTGGGTTCACGAACAGCATCCGCGAGAACATCGTCAGGTTCTTGCCTGTCCCGTGCGCGCGGAGTGACGCGACGATAGAGCGCTTCCCACTCTCACGGATGATGGGCGCCGACGCTTCCGGGCCGCCGCCGTAGAAAGGCACGCCCGCCGCCTTCGCGATGCGCTCGCCGAGTTCCGGGAACTCCACCCAGACGATTCCCGGCTGCCCCTTGCGGAGCGCCCACTTCGCCGCGTCCTTCACAATGAAGTCGGACACCCACACCGCCTCGGTGACGTGGACGACGCGTTTGTGAATCTCGCCCCAGGTGGGCCAGGACACCGCGCGCCACGTCGGCAGGTCCCCGTCATAGGGCGGGGACTGGTGGGCGCGAATCGCGGCGCGCACGAGGAGCCCCGGGGAGTCCAGGTGCTCGGCGGGGCGCTTGAGGCGCTCGCGCAGCTCCCGGTTGAACTCCTGTCGCCGTGAGAACCAGCGAAGAATCAGCTCCGGGTCCTGCGGCACGCCCTGAATGGCCGGGTATCGCCAGCGATGGAAGAAGCCGCTCGCGAGCTGCCGTGCGCAGACGACCCGTTGCAGTTCGTCGACGAACTCTTCACCGTCGGGGCGTTGCCCGCCGAGCGCCGTTTGAATGTGGGCGAGCAGCTCGTCGGGGACCTTGCCTGGGTCGCGCGTCCGGATGACCAGGGACATGCCAACGGCGCTTTCGTCCGTGGCCACGACACCCGGCGTCGCGTTACGCCACCGTCGATAGGCGTCGCGCACTCGACGGCGCTCGCGTTCGGCCTCGTTCTCACCTTCGAGCGGGGCGAGTGGGTGTGACGGGTCGACGAGCTTGAGCAGCTCGCCCGGAGGCGCAACGGCATGGCCTGGGTCCAATGCCGCAGCCCACTCTTCGACGACGTGTTGCTTGAGCGGGAGCGGGCTGCCGTCCCGTAGGGCGTACTCCGCGAGGTGGGCGTAGTCCTTGACCGTTCTCGTCGCCAGCGTGCCCGACTGGGCCACGAGACGCGTTTCGGGGTGCTGTTCCAAGTAGCGAAGGAAGCGGCCGGTGCGCGCGCTCTTGCGGTCCTTCAGCTTGTGGGCCTCGTCGCAGACGATGAGGTCCGGCCGGATGCGCGTCAGGAGGTCAGTGCCTTCCTGGGTTGAGAACTTCTCGTAGGTGATGACGTGGAGAACGGGCAAGCCAGGTCGGAACCACCGGCCGCCTGCGAGGTTGGGCAAGCGCCAGTGCCCACCGTAGAAGTGCCAGTCGACGTCGATGAGCTGGGCGCGCAGGTTGGACGGCAGGAGGAGCACTGCGACCTTGCACCCGGGCATGACCAGGGGAAGCAGGAGGTCAATCAGCGTCTTCCCGTGCCCCACGCCAATGGGGAAGAGCCCGCCACCCGTGCGCGCGGCTTCCAGGAGGGCAAGGCGCTGGATGGGGAGCAACGAGGACGGGCACCGTTTCCCCAGCGTCCGGCAGGTGCAACGGGTCTCCTGCGGCGCGCCCAGTGTGGCTTCCAGCGCGACGAAGTCGCCGTCCCCGTAGGCGCGCGAGAGGTCTCGGCGTGGGAGGCCAAGAACCCGCGCGAGGTCCGGAGACCAGCCGACGGGCTGCCCCTTCGCGATGGTGGCGCGGTCACCCGTAAGCCTCGCGAGGGCGATGGGCGTAGCGGTGGCGGAGCGCTCGGCAAGAGTCGACGGGTCTGGGTTCAGCCGGTGGAGAAGTCTCATTTCGATGCAGATGTAAATTGCCCCCAAGGGCAGGTGGCCCTTGAGCAGTTGCGCTGGGTACGTGCAGAAGGGGTCCTGCCTCGTTAAGAGATCAGCCGAGGGCGCCGTAGCTGATTTCAGAAGGCCCTTCTCGATGACAGCCCCCAATCAAGGGGGTGTACCTGGAATGAAAGGAGGCGAAATGTCCGGTAAGAACTGGCATTCCGCAACGCACGAGTGGAAGGACCTGGTTAGGCCGTCAACGAAGGCGAATGCAGTGCGCGCGAAGACGATGCGTGTTGCAGGCATGCCTGTTTCTAAGATCGCCACGCAGCTTGACCTGAGCAGGAGCAGGATCTACGAGCTGTTGAGGCAGTAGGCGCGACGTAGTCTCGTGCTGCTGCGTGCGGGTGCTGTTCTTGCACCCGCGCGAGCGGCAATTGCCTTTGTGCTGATGGCGCTAGCGAACGCCGCGAACGACCACGTCGAAGGACGGTTCGAGCGCCTCGACGATGACCTGCATCAGCTCCGACTGGGCGACCCCGAGCGCGGTGTAGATACCGGGAGGGGGCAGCTCGGCACGTGCGGCCATCGCGAGCGCGCCGCGCCACTTCCCGAAGCCGAGCGACGAGTCGGAGCCCGCGAAGCGCACGTCGTCGACGCCGCCCGCTTCGGCGACCTTGCGGTGCATGTCGTCGACGTAGCCAGTGAGGGACTCGTGACTTGACCCGTCATGCTTGGTCGGCACGCAGTCGACGAAGAGAACACGAAGGTCACTCTTGAGTTCTAGCTGCTCGGGCTCGGGAGCCTTGCGCGGGCGCCCTCGTCGCTTCGGCGCGGGCTGCTCGGCGACCTCGGAGGCCACCTGGACGGGCGCGGGCTGCGGCGCGTCGGGGGGCAGGACGGCAGGCAGGTCAACCGCGGCGACGGTGGTGGGGACGGACTCGGAAGGCTTGCTGAGCAGCTTATCACGCAGGGACATCGGTCTGTTCTCTCCTGTGAGGCACTTCGCCATGAACGGACACCCGCCGTACTTGGTGCAGGCGGGGCCGTAGTTCGCGGGCACGTCGGCAGCTCGGGCGGCTTGCGCGTGCGTCTTCATCGCTTCGACCTGGGGCTCGACCTTGGTCCGCCACTCGCGCGCGACGTGCCCGACAGGCACGGAGGCGAGGACGGATACAGCAAGGCGCTGGCCCCGGGTCTGGTAGTAGATGTGCTCCAGCTCCAGCTCGCGCAGGCCCGGGAAGCGGTCGACCTGGCTGAGTGCCCACGCGGCATAGCCGACCATTTGCAGGCCCGGTTCTGTGTTGGCGTCGGCGAGTTGCTCGGGCGTCGCGGCGTTTCTTGCGACGTTGCTCGTGAACTTGTGGTCGGTGATTCGCAGCACGCCGTCAGTGGCGAGCTGTCGTGTGTCCACGAGGTCGATGAACCCAGTGAACGGGATGCCACCCGCCGTCAGTGGCGGGGCACCGTCGAGGGGCTGTTCGACGAGCAGGTCAGGGCCGGGAGTCGGCAGGAGATGGGCACCTGACTTCGCGAACGCGCCGAGCACGTCTTCGCCCGTCGACAGGAAGTGCTCAAGCTGCGCGTGACCTTCGGTGCCGACCTGCTGCGCCCCCGTGGTGGGCTCGGGCAACCGCAACACCTTGGCGAAGTACCAAGCACGGGGGCACAGCTTGTGTTTCTTGAGCTGGGACACGCTCAATCGTTGGATGAGCCCTGCGATGACCGAGGGGCCGCGAGTCGGAGCTTCAACGGAGGGCGTCACCCTCCCTAAATGAGTGCGGCTTTCGAGAGTGGCTCAGCTTCTTGAGGGTGCGATGGACATGCGAAGGTCTAGGACGTGGCCTCCTGATGCCGGAGGTAGTGGGGCCTATCGCAAGGTAAGTTTGTTATCTGTTTATCGTGCTGCTGTGCATGTGCAATTAATCCGTGACTTGTCTAGAGCGAATACCGACCATGTGAGCATTGCGGTGGTTCCGTGCGGCACGGCCAGTTCTTTGATCTCGGGACTGGCCAATTTGGTGTACATACAGACGGTGGATGTGAAAGACAGCATGGTTCTTATGTCGCATCCCTTGCGGGCGTCAGTTGGCGGTTGGAATGTGACGCCGGGGATAGAGGTCTTTGGCGGAGGCTTAGTCAGTGTTTCGAGTGCCTCCTGGCGGAGATCGATGGATTCTTCTGCTGTTGCCGCGAGCTTTGCAGTTAGTACTTCAATTTGTCTTTGGGCTTTTTCACGTTCCTCCTGGTGTGATGCGATGTCACCTTTGGTCTTGGCTTGAAGCGTGCTGAACTTACTCTCTGCCTCCTGTGCATTGCGTTTTAGGGAGGCGGCCTCTCTTTCCTTTGTCTCTAGCTGTTTCTTGAGTTCAAGAAATCTGTCGACGTTGGCTAGTTCTTCTTTTGCCCAGTCCTTGAGCTGATTCTCCTCACCCTCTTTTGCGAGGAATCGTAAGAGTTGCTGACGAGTCTCCGCAGGCTTTGTGATGTCTAGGGCCAGTCCCAGATATAGGATATTGATGTCGACCTTTGCTTTTTGGCGGCCGATTTCGATTTGGTGAGTTTTTTCTATCTCGGCAAGTTTGATCTGATGGGTCTTTTCGATCTCTGCGAGTTTGATGTTGTAGTAGGTTGCGGATGCAGATGTGCATGCGGCGAAAACGGCCGCAACTCCAGCACCAGTCCAAGTTCTCCACCAAGGTGCTGGCGCTGCCGCTTTCTCATCCTCTTTCTCCTCCCATGCAAATATCATTGTGTGATCTTTCTGTGTGTGCGTCGTCTGGTTCGTTGTCTCGTCAGTCGAAAGGCAGGCGCTGGGTAGAATAGCATGTGCCTGCTGACGGCGGTTAAGATGCTGCTTTGCAACGTTTGGCCGGCTAAAGGGCTTTTCGCCGCTCGCCGCGCTTCTCCATCGGCGCGTTCTTCAGCTCGTCCGGCACGTAGTAGACGAGCGGCCGTGTCCCATCCCCCATCCGGCGCTGGCCTCGGGTGAAGTGCAACGACTTCAGGGCCGCCCCAATCTCCCGCGAGAACTTCAGGTCGACCTGAGCGGGGTGGAGGGCGAAGGCTTCGACGCCGACCTGGAGCAACGTCACGTCCGAGGGGCGCCTGTCGGCCGGCATCTCCAGCAGCCATTTCAGGATGACTTCCTTTCGGCTGTCCCCCACGTTCTCCATCCGAAGCGCGGCCTGTTGCTCGGCCCCGGCCGCTTCTTCGTTGCTCAGCCACCACTCCTCGCCCTTGTGGAAGCGCGCGACGGCCTCAGCCCAAATCTGGTTGCGGTCGCGCGCGAGGGCTTTGGTGTCGATGTGGCTGCACTTCACCGGCCAGAAGCGCCGATGCCCAGTGGGGTCTCGCAGGTAGTCGTCGTCGTTCGTGGTGCCGACGAAGATGCACCGACGCGGGCTCTTCACGTTGGCTCGCGCGTAGGGCGGCCGGTAGGTGTCCTCAATCCGGGTGATGAACGCCTTGAGGGCCTGGTCCTCGCTCTTCCGGAACGTGCTCAGCTCCGCCAGTTCGATGAACCAGAACTGAGAGGCCAGCATCGCGCTGTCCTTGCTGGTGACGTCGATGGTCGCATCGCTGAAGTACCTGCCGCCCAGAATCTGGAACGCCGTCGACTTCCGAAGGCCCTGGGGACCCTCAAGAATCATGACCGTGTCGACCTTGCATCCGGGGCGTAGGGCGCGCGCGACGGCAGAGATGGCGAACTTCGCGCCGACGGCCCGCAGGTAGCCGGGCTCACCCCGCGCGCCGAAGTACGTCACGAGCAGCTCGTCGAGCCGCGGCGTCCCATCCCAGACCAGTCCCGCGAGGTAGTCGGCCACCGGGTCGTAGCTGTTGGCCTTCGCCACGGCGAGGAGCTGCTGGGCGACAACGTGGGCCTTCGGCATCAGGCCGAGCTGCCCGTACTTGCTGAGCTGAATCCAGTTGGCAACGAGCACGTCGAGCGTTTCCAGGTCCACCCTGGGGCCGAGCGGGCTGGCTTCCACTTCGAGCCCCTTCGTCACTTCGTTGAAGCGGAAGACGCCGCGCCATTCGGGGGACTTGAGGAGCACCGTGAAGACGTTCGCCTCGCAGTTGCGAATGCGCTTGCCGCCGTCCTTCGTGATGTCGAGCAGCAGCTCCCCCACCCAGGCGTCGGGGTCCGGGGCGTCTTCCTCGAAGCCGGGGGCGTCGATGGAGAGCGAGGCAGGCGTGCTCCCGCCAAGGGCCTCCCAGATGGCGCGGTTATCGGCGAGCTGCGACGCATCCCGGGCCCGACGGCGTTCCTTGTGGCGCCGCAGCTTGAAGAGGGCCTGCTCGCACAGGTGCTCCGTCCCTTCCTGCCAGTCCGTGGCCGCGAAGGACGCACGGAACAGCTCGACGATGGCGGATTCGGGCGTGGCGAGCGGCAGGACGAAGGCCGCGCATGACATCAGGGCGTTCAGGGCGTTGTCTTGGCCGCCGACAGGGGCCAGGGGCTCACCGGCAAGGGCTCGGCGCACGAGGTCGATATGCTCGGGCTTCCGGATGCGCCGCAGAAGGGCCCTCAGTTCGTGCAGGTCGGTCGGAGAGGCATCCGGGGGTGGGGGAGTAGCCGGAAGGCCCGAACGTGCCATGGCGAGTAGCCCGTCGACGTCCAGGGGCATTCCCTCGCCACTGAGGGCCATGGGCTCGACTCCCTCGGGGGCGTCCGGCAGGAAGTAGAGGCGCGCCAGGTCCTTCGTGGCCGGGTCGGCGGGGAGGTCGAGGAGGCGGATTGCGGCCTCGCGAACGGCGGACCACTCCCGGGGCATGACGGGCCGGGACAACGGCATGACGAGCCGCAGGCAGTAGTCCTCGGGCGGGCGATTGCTGTGCGTCGAGTGGACCGCGAAGGCCAGTCCCCGGTTCCTGACGGCATCCAGGCAGGAGAGCTGCGACGAGCCGAGGTGGTCCAGGTCGAACACGGCGACGGTGACGGCGCGCACGTTCTCGGTGCGTCGTCGCTCGACGATGTCGACGGGGCTCCATGCCGGGCCGTTCTTCGCGGGACACCCACGAGGGCAGGGGGGAGTCGGGCACTGACTGCGACGGTGGGCGACGAGCTTTGCTGACAGCTCGGGCCACGAGAGTTCCGCGACTTGCGGCACGTTGTCTTGCGCGGACGCGTAGAAGGCGACCTTCAGCCGGTGGGCATGAAGGGGCGAGGGGACGGGCTTCGGGGCGGAAACGTCGAGTGGTTGGTTCACCCCTGCTAAATGCGTGCGACTTCTCGCAGTGGCCCGCGTGCTCGCTTTGTTCACCGGCAGGAGGGGTGTCAGCTTGTCACTCGTCAAAAAGGCTGTTTTGCTAAACCCCTTAGCTCCCCCTGCCTCTTCTCCTCCCTTATACTACTTCACCTTCTTATTCTTTAGAGAGATAGAGAGAGTAAAGAGAAGAGAGGATAGACAGTTGACTAGATAAGGTCGGTTTTGAGCTGAGGTCGCTACCTCGGGCTCGACTCGCCCCTTCTGCTGCTGCCGCCCGCTTCGTTGGGCCACGGTGAGAAGTCACACGCATTTACTCGGAGACGGCACTCATGCCGTTGGGCTGCCGCTGCGCGGTCCAATTCCGAGGGGCGATGTATCACCGTGTCTGAGACTGCGTGTGAATCGGGTGGGGTCGGCATGGCGCGTGCTAACGGCGCGGCGATGTTTCACTCGCCCAATTGTATCAGGGCCAGCGCTGAGAGGGCCCTTGCACGATACGGGTACGCCACTGAGGCAGCACAGCAGACTGTCCTCGTGTCGCGCATCATGCAGGCCCGGGAGGATGGGGACGCTGCACTGGAGCGACGCCTGTCCGCCGAGCTGCTTGTGTCCGTTCGTCCAGTCATCCGCCGCGCAGTCGGAAAGTGCCTGTCGTTCGCGGGCACTCTGTCCCCTGAAGATCTCGAACAGGTCGCTGTGATGGCCGTGCTTCGCACCGTCGACAAGTTCGACCCCACGAGGGGCCGGCAGTCATTCGGCGAGGTCGCGTACTTCCGCGCGAGGACCGCCTGTGAACAGTACGCGCGATTGCACGCGAGCGACGTTCACCCGAGCGATGGCGCGCACAAAGGCCGCACCGTTCGTTCAACCCCTTGCACCGGAAGTAGCGCCATTCGAATCCAGCGCATAGATATGCCGTCTCATTTCTCGGACGGTGCCCTGGGCTGCGACCCGTTGGTCGATGCGCTGGAAGCCGCACTCGGCGAGAGGTCGGGGCGAGATGTCGACGACGAGACGCCCGAAGCAATGCTGCTGGCTGCTGAGCGACGCTCCCTCGTGTTCGAGGCCGTGCGGCAGTTGGCTCCCGAGCAGCGAGAGCTGGTGTCGAGCGTGTTCGGCATCAACCGCCCCGCGCAGTCGGTGCGCTCCGTGGCCGAAGCATGGGGCGCGCCAAAGAGCCGAGTCGACAGGATGCTGGCGCGGGCCCTGGGGGAGCTGCGAGAGCTGCTCGTCTGCGGGGAAATTTAGTTAAGGACGCCCTGCGGTTCAGTGGGACTGCGTCATCAACAGCGTGATGTCTTCGATGTCTTTGGGTCGCCCGGTTCCAGTCTTCAATCGGATAAGGCTCGGGCGGGCGATGACTCTTGCCTTGTGGAATCCGATTCTCGCATGGCTTGCATTCTGCCATTCCACCTCGAAATCCGTATCTGGATTCGGGGTGACCAGATCTACGAGAAACTCGGCCGTATTGATGTGAACCTGCTGGGTCGGCCGGGTGAGTTGTTCGATGGGGCCAAGGGGCGTAAGTGATAGCTGAGCGAAGCTACGAAACACACGCTGCGCGTTACTGGGCGTGGCGTCGATGAGGAGATCGAGGTCTCGGGCGATGCGGATTGGCGCGTAGTGGCGCACCGCGAGTCCTCCGATCACGAGGAATCGAACCGCTTGATCGCAGAGCGCGGCGACCAAGCGGAGATTTCCGCCGAAGACGGTTAGCTGTGGCTCCAAATGGAACCCCCTCGTGAGGCGGATAGTTGCGTCATTTTGCTTTGGGAGTCTTCGTGGGCCCAGAGATAAGAACAGGCTCCAGGAATGTTGCTGTCGTATTCCAAGACATAAGCTCGTTGCCGCAACTGGGGCAGTCCATCGAGTCTTTATCTCGTGCGGGTAGTTCCCTTTTTCCCACGCGGAAGATTGCGCCACAATGACTACAGGTCTTCTCAACTTCGGATGGCATCTCTGGTCGCTCCTCTTTGAAGGCTCTGCGCGGCACCCTTCGGCTTCCGAGAATACTACGCCAATGCCAGTAGTGCGGCTTGAAGGCGGAAGGGCAGTGATGCCGTCGATGTTGCGGAGGGCATTCCGCTGTGGGTGAAATTTCCTCTGGGTTGCCCCCCGGGGCGGATTTTCTGTCTGGGGCGGCTTCCTGGCTTGCTCGGAGCGCACCCACTTTCAGAAAATTTTGAGAAAAACCGCTGGGCTGATGCGTTTTGTTGGGCGCACCCCTGAAAAAGGCCGCGAAACCGCACTCATTTAGTTGAGGTGGCGCGACCGACCAAACTCACCCCTGAGCTTCAGAAGCAGATCTGCGACTACTTGAGGTCCGGCTTGTTCCGCCGTGCGGCTGCGGGCCTCGTGGGCGTCGACGAGCAGACCGTCTCCCGTTGGTTCCACCGTGGCGCAAGCGAGCAGCGCGGCCTCTACCGCGAGTTCTTCGTCGCGGTGAACCGGGCCGAAGCCGAGTTCATGCAGGGCGCGACGGAGACGCTCCAGGCCGCCGCCACGACGAACCCCAAACACGTCCAGTGGCTCCTGAGCCGTCGGTTCCCCGAACTCTACGGGCGGAAGGACAACGTCGAGGCGAAGAGTCCCGAGGACCAGTCCGCCGACACCGCCGCGTTGCGCGAGCTGCTGATTGACCGGCTGGGGAAGTTCCTTCCCGACGAGCCTCCCGCGCCCACCGATGCCGCCACGCCCCCGCAGCCCACAACGAAGGGGGCGAGTGATGCGTAGCGTGCTCACTGGGGCCTGGGGGAAGTTCGCCGAGGGACTCGCCCCCCACGAGTCGCCCGCGTCAAGGATGGTCCAGACGGCGGGCTCCCGCGCGCAGCTCGCGAAGCTGTTCGGCGGGCTCGACGACAAGGAAGTGGAGCTGCTCGTCTACGACCTCGACTTCTGGGCGCGGCGCGAGCAGACCCCTCCGGACAAGTTCTCGACGTGCTTTGTCATGGCCGGGCGCGGCTTCGGGAAGACGTGGTGCGGAGCGCGGTGGGTCATCAAAAAGGCGTGGCAGGCGAAGAGCGTCGGGGCGCTGATTGGCCCGACGGCGGCGGACGTGCGCGACACGATGATTCGCGGTTCGTCCGGCATCCTGGCCCTGTCGCCCCCGTGGTTCACCCCGAAGTATGAGCCCTCGAAGCGGCGGGTGACGTGGCCCAACGGCGTCTATGCCATCTGCTACTCGGCGGATAAGCCCGACCGACTGCGCGGCCCGAATGCCGGGTGGGGATGGGGCGACGAGCCCGCTTCGTGGAAACACGACATGGCGGCGGTGGACCAGCTCCCCCTGGTGCTGCGCATCGGCACGCGCGAGGACCCGCCGCAGCTCCTGCTCACGGGGACGCCCAGGCCGCTGAAGAAGATTGAAGAGCTGCTCTTCGCGAACACGGAGACCCAGGAGTTGAAGCCGGGCGTCGTGCTTCGCACGGGCTCGTCACTGAGCAATGCGGCCAACCTGGCGCCTTCCGCCGTGGCCAACATGCGCGCGCTGGCGGGGACTCGCTGGGGTCAGCAAGAGGTACTCGGGCGCCTGCTGATGGACGTGCCGGGCGCCATCTTCGGCTCGGCGAAGTGGAAGCGCGTCGCTGCGGACCCGCACGAGTATGCCCAGCAATTGGACAGGCGAATCGTCAGCGTCGACCCGAGCCCCACCAGCGAAACCGGCTCGGACGAAACGGGAATCATCGTCCAGGGGTGCAAGTCGAGCGCGCTCTTCGGGGCAGACAACGTGCCGCTCAAGCGCGTGTCGGTGCTCGCGGACCTGTCACGCCGGGCCAGTCCTCGTGAGTGGGCGACGACGGCCATCCGCGCCTATCTGGAGTGGGGCTGCGACGCGCTCGTGGTGGAGGTGAACACGGGTGGGGAGATGGTGGAGACGCTTATCAGCACCGTCGCGGGCGAGATGGGTGTCAGCGTCAACGTGAAGCCCGTCCGGGCTACGAGCGCGAAGAGCAAGCGCGCCGAGCCGGTGTCCGCCCTGGCCGAAGCGGGCCGCGTCGAGTTCGTCGGGACATTTCCCAAGCTGGAGCAGCAGCTCAGCAAGTTCACCGGCATCAACGGGCGCCGCGATGACCGGGCCGACGCCTTCTGTTGGGGCGTCCACGACCTCGTGTTCGCCGAGCAGTTCTTCGCGGTGTGAGGTTCTCCATGGGGTTGTTGGACAGGATGCGCGCCGCGCTGGGCGGTGGTGCGAAGCGGAAGGGGACGGGGCTGGAGCTGAGCCGGTGGACGTCGGCCCCACCGCGCCGCGAGGTGCCCGCGCTGCTCGCCGCATATGCGGAGATGCCGTGGCTGGGGACCATCGTCGACACGGTGGGCGATGCCTTCGCGGACGTGACGTGGCGCGCCTTCGTGCGGCAGGACCCCACGACGCGGAAGGCGCTCGTCGACGTATCGCTGCGGCGGGCCTGCGGCGACGTGCGGCGGGAGCGGTTGAAGTCGCTCGTCGATGGGGCCGGTGCGGTGGAACTGCCGGACCATCCCCTGTTGCGGCTGCTCGCGGACCCGAACGACTACATGACGGGCCGCGACTTCGCGAAGCTGTTCTGCCTGCACTACGACCTGGTGGGCGAGTTCTTCGCCGTTGTCGAGGAACTGGCCGGTGTCCCTGTGGGACTGTGGCCGGTGCCGCCCGACTGTGTGCTCGCGCTGCCGGACCTATCCAAGCCGAAGTCAGAACGCACGTACACGGTGACAGCAGGTGGGCGCCTGTTCTCGCTTCCCGCCGCGAGCGTGGTCTACGTGAAGCGGTTGAATCCGGCAGACCCGCTCGGCCGCGGCATCGGCATCGCCTATGCGCTCGGCGACGAGGTCGACACGGACGAGCACGCCGCGCGCTTCACTAAGAATGCCTTCTTCAACAACATGCTGCCGGGCGCGGTCATCGCCATTGAGGGGTTCAACGAGGGGCAGGCCGGGCCCGCGCGCGCCTTCAAGGAAAGCCTCGCGCGCGAGTACGGAGGCCCCGCCAACGCTGGCCGGGTGATGATTACGAGCGGCAAGACAACCTTCGCTCGGCTCGACACTCCGTTCCGCGACATGCAGCTCGTCGAGTTGCGCCGCTTCCTGATGGACTTCGTTCGCATGGTGTACCGCGTGCCTCCGGAGATTGTAGGCGACGTGACGAGCAGCAACAAGGCGACGAGCTACGCCGCGCGTGAGCATCTCGCGGAACAGGCGACCAAGCCGCGCGCGGAAGTCTTCCTGGCGTCGATGCAGAAGAGTCTTGCGCCGCGCTTCGGTGACGACGTGCTGCTCTCCTACGACTCGCCCGTACCCGCCGACCGTGAGCATCGGCTGCGGGTGATGGGCACGCTTCCGAGTGCCTTCACGTTCGACGAGTGGCGCACCGAAGCGGGCTTCAAGCCTCACCCCGAGCGCCAGGGGTTCGCGGAGTTGCTGCCGGGCCAGAAGCCCAACGAGTCAGGTCAGACGCCGACGCCCGCCGAGGGCATCTCAGCGGAGGCCCACGCGGAAGCCGAAAAGGGCACCTGAGCCAATCACGGAAGCCGCACGCATTTACAGGGGGAATGCCTGCACCCATTACACGCTCCCTTCGGCTGAGCGCCGTTCGCAAGGATGCGGCGACGTTGAGCGCTGTCGAGTCCATCGGCGGTCGACGCGTCTACAAGTTCCGTGCGAGTGACGGCGACTTCGACCGCTACTCGGACCGGCTCAACGTGAAGGGCTGGCGCGTCGACGGGTACAACGCCAACGGCGTCGTCCTCTTCAATCACGACGACGGGGCCGAAGCCGCTTCGTCGGGTGCCGAGCCGCAGTTGCCCATCGGCAAGGGGCGAGTCTACGTCGAGGGCGACGCGTTGATGGTCGACGTCGAGTTCGACGACGAGGACGAGTTCGCGAAGAAGGTCGAGCGCAAGGTCGCCAAGGGCATCCTGAACGCGGTCTCCGTCCGCTACCTCATGCTCCCGGGCCAGTACCGGCAGAACGAGCGGGGCGGCTACGACTGCGACGCGCAAGAGCTGCTCGAAGTCTCGATTGTGACCATTCCAGGCAACGCGCGGGCTGTGCGCGCGAAGTCCTTCGAGGACGAAGGCGAAGACGTCGTCGAGCGGATTGCCGCGCGCGTCGTTGAGCTGCTCGACGCACGCGCCGAAGCGAAGTCGACGGACGACGAGGAGCCCGAGCCGGAACAGGCCGACGAGCCCGCGTCCGAGACGGAAGAACCGCCTGCCGAATCGCCAAAGGCAGACGACGAGGAAGACGACAAGGCGAAGGGTTTCAACGCCTCCGACGCTGCGAAGAGCTTCGTCGAGGCATTCAAGAGCTACATCCGAGGAGTGTGAAGGAATGACTCGCGAGCAGGTTGCGGAGATGGTGAAGGCGCTGGGCCCCGAGGTCGCGCGAGAGCTGATGGACGCCGCTGCTCGAAGCGCGCCCGGCCGCATGGAGTCGGGCAAGGGGCCGCTCCCGGGTGGCGTCTATTCGAGCCCCGAGAACCTGGGCGCGTTCGCGAAGAGTGTCATCGCGGCGGGCCGGCGCACGGGGGCCGCTGAGCTGGTCGACGCAGCGAAGCGCTTCGGCAACGCCGATGTACAGAAGGCCGTTCAGCTCAGCAAGTTTGACTCCGCTGGTGTGCTCGTGCCCATTCAGCAGAGTGGCGAGGTCATCGAATTCCTTCGGCCGGAAGCGGCGCTGCTCAAGCTCGGCGTGCGCACCCAGGCGTTCAAGGGGGAGTTGCACCTGGGCCGCCAGACGGGCACTTCCGAATTCCGCTGGGTCGGCGAAGGCGAGACGGTGCCGAAGAGCGCGCCCAAGTACGGCAAGGTCGTGCTCAAGGCGCACAAGGGCATGGTGCTGGCCGACATCAGCAATGACCTGCTGCGCACGCCGGGCGTCGGTGATGCGGGCGTGGGTGAAGACATCCGCGCGACGGTGGCCGATGGCCTCGACGACGCGGGCTTCAACGGCGATGGGGCGGGTGCCGCTCCGAAGGGTCTCTTCGCGCAGCTCGACGCCGCGCACGCCTTCGCTTCGACGGGTGTGACGGCCGCGGCCTATCTGGCCGACATCGACAAGGCGGTGGAACTGCCGCTGACGGCGCATGTCCGCATGGGTAACGCGGCCTGGGTCATTCACCCGACGCGGGCGACCGCCCTGCTTCAGCTCCAGAACTCCGGAGTCTGGGTGTTCCGTCAGGAGATGCTCGACAAGGGCACGATTCGCGGCTTCCCGTTCGTCATGACGACGCGCGTCCCCTCGACGCGAATCACCTTCTCGGCCGACTGGCGCCAGTTCATCTACGGAATCGACGAGGACCTGATTCTGTCGGAGCACGACACGCGGGCCGAGTTCGACGAGACGACCATTCGCGCCATCGTGAAGGGGGACTTCAAGGTCCGCCAGCCGAAGGCGTTCAGCTCCATCACCTACGGCACCTGAGAGGCCCCACCATGAACGCCAATTCCACTGACGCGGGCGTGCTCGTTGGCATTCGCCCCGGAACCGTGCCCGCCGCTGTGAGCGCTGGGACTCGCAACAGTGCCGCTGTCGACCGGCTCGGCTTTGACTCCTGCGTGCTGGTTGCCTCGACGGGCGCTTCGTCCGGAACGCCGACGGCCCTGTCGCTCGCCGCGAAGCTCCAGGAGAGCACCGACGGCCAGAACGGGTGGACGGACCTGCCCGGTGCCGCAGTCGAGCCGCTCACGGCCCCCAACGCCCTTGCGCGCGTGAATGTCCGCCTGTCCACCGCGAAGCGGTACGTGCGGGTCGTCGAGGCCACCACCCTCACGGGCGGTACAGCGCCCACGCTTGGCGCGTCCAGTCTGCTGGTGCTGTGCGGCCCTGACGAGATTCCGGCCCCCTAGCAGCGCGCGACGGGCCGGGGCCCCCCCTCACCCATGGGGCCCTGGCTCCGTCGTTCCTGAGCCCTCCTGAGCCCCTTCCATGGCCCGCCCTACTGACCTCTGCCTTGCCGCGACTGTCGCCGCCGACCTGGGCGTACCTGTCGACCCACACGTTGAACGCTGCGTCAGTACCGCGAGCGGTGCGATTGCCGCCTTGTGTGGCCGGGCCTTCGAGCGGGCCACGGTGACGGAGCACCCCGCGAGCTACGGGCGCCCCTACGTCCTGCTCGCTCGCCCGCCGCTCGTCGAGGTCATCATCGTCCGGGAGGGGGGCGAGCTGCTCGACGCCACGGCCTACACCGTTGCCGGGGACCTCGCAGCCGGGGGGCTCCTCTACCGCCTTGCTGGCGTGTGGCCCGAGACGGCGCATGTGGGCGGGCTCGTCACGTTGACTGTCGACAGCCGACAGGGCCACCCGGGGGCGCTGGCGGTGACGTATACGGGGGGCTTCGTGACACCGGGACAGGTGGCGGTCGACGCGTCCCTGGGGCCCGTCACCCTGCCCGCCGAAGTGGAGGAAGCCGCCATCCTCGAAGCCTGCGCGCTCTACCGGGGGCGTGGGCGCGACTCCGACGTGTCCGCCGAGAGCCTCGGGGACTGGTCCGTGAGCTACCGGGAGCGAGGGGCAGGCCAGCGGCTCGCGAGTCCCCGCGCCGAGCTGCTCGTCGCGCCGCACATCCTGTGGAGGGCGAGTTGATGAGCGGCCCCGCAGCGCACTTCCGACAGCTCGTGAGCTATGCCGAAGTCATCGGACGCGACGCCTGGGGAACGCCGTTGCTCGGCCCCTTCCGGATTGCCGCCGCGCGCATCCAGCCAAGCCGCAAGCTGATTCGCGATGCCCAAGGGACTGAGTTCGTCGCGTCCTTCGTCGTCTACACCGCCGCGCCCCTCACGTTGCGGCACCGGCTTTGGTTCCCCGGTGACGACCTCTCCGACATCAACCACGCCCGCCGCCCTGCCGCCGTTGACGAGCATGTCGATGGTGGAGGAACGACGCGCTACCGAAAGGTCTGGCTCTAATGGCCCGTGACGTTGCCGCCGACCTCGCGAGCATCCTGGGCGCGGAAGGGTTCGGGCTGAGCGTTGGAAGCAACCTGTTTCTGGGTCCCACGCTCGAGGACGACGACGCGACAGTGCCGGACGTGTCGTGCTTCGTGTTGCAAACCGGGGGCGACGCTCCACTGGGCTACCTCGGAGGGCGGAAGACATACCGAACCGTCACCTGCCAGGTCCGAGTGCGCTCGGCCCGCGAGAGCTTCCGTGCGGGACAGGCCCTCGCGCTCGCCGCCCTCGACGTGCTGCACCTTGCGACTGCCGCGCCCTACGTGCTGATTGAGGTCGACGAAGGGAGCCCGAACTACATCGGCACGGATGGCAGTGACCGCCACTGGTGGACCTTCACGGTGAATGCCGCGTTTGTCGATTCGGGCGCGTGAGTGAGCCGCTCGCGGAAACCGCACGCATTTACAGGGGGAGATGCCACTCAAGGTTGCGCTTGATTTCAGACTGCTCGACAAGCTGCGGAAGGTCGAAGGGCCCGTGCTCGACGACCTCGCGCCGTTGGCCCGCGAGCATGCATCCACGGTACTCCAGGCGAGCCGCGCCCTTGTCCCCGTCGGCAAGCGCGACACGGATGGAAAGCCACCGCTGAGCACATCGGGATTCGTCGATGGCCCTGCGGTGAATGCAGAGAAGGCCAGCGTCAGCGCAACGGCTGGGTACGAGCACGAAGCGGCGGGCGCGATTCACGAAGGATTCCACTGGGGCGCGCAGCGCTTCGCAGAGCCCGTTCACTTCCTGCGAAAGCCCGCCCGGAAGGGGCGCGCGAAGTTTCGGAAGGCTGTCGCGGCTCAGATTCTTGCAACGCTTTCGAGGCTCTTCCCGAGCCGGTAGGGATTCAAATGTCATCCCCTGTTGCTGCTCACCTGGATAGCGTGTCGGTGCGCTCGGACACCAATGCCGCGCAGCCTGTTGACCGCGTGGACGGACTGACCGACGCGTCGCTGAGCGAAACAGGCGACTTCGTCGAGACGAACTACCTGGGAGGCTCGGGCTACAAGTCCCGAGTCCAGACGCTCAAGGATACGAGCGCGGACCTGTCGGGCCATTTCATGCAGGGCGATGCGCCGCAGTCTGTGTTGCGGGATGCGCGCGACACCGGGGCCAATGTCTACGTGACGTTCGTCTTCGACCCGAACGCCGTCGCGGGGACCAAGGGCAAGCGCATCCCCATGGTCGTCAACAGCTACGACGAGAAGCTGACGCCGGGCGGTGTCGTCGAGTTCACCTGCAAGCTCTTGGGCAATGGCGCCCCGGTGGCCGTCTGATGTCCGTCATCCCCGCGCACGTCGGCTCGCTGTCCATCGCGGGCGAGCCGGAAGAGTTCCTCAATGCCGAAGCAGTGCCCGCGCAGGATTTCACCGGCACGGAGTACCGCATCGCCGACCCGGAACTACGACGGCTCAACCCCGGAGCGCCCGCGTTCGTCGAGGTCTCCCCGGACGGTGACACGGATGCCGGTGCGTGGGTGCCCGCCGAAGCCCACGTCGACCCGCTCTTCGGCTTCGTCTACCTCACCACTGCCCCCGGTCCTTCGGCGCTCGTGCGCGTTTCGGGTGCGTCGCTCCCAGTCCATCCGGTGGCGCTCGTGCGCTCCATCTCCCTCTCGGTGACGAACGACGCCGTCGAACTGCAAGTCATGGGGGACGGTTACAAGCGGCGCGCGGTGTCGCTGCGGGACTTCTCTGGGGAACTGGTGGGGCTGACTGCGCTCGACGCGGGGCTCGTGGATGGAGCTCCGTTGCTCGTCGAGGTGAGCAAGGGCGCTGGCTCCGAGGTCTTTCGCGCGTGGGTGATGGTGCCCGAGCTGTCACACAAGCTGACGCCCGGAGCCCTCTACGAGCGCACCGTGAAGTTCATTGGCCACGCCTTTCCCATGGGGACTGGCGGCGCCATCGCTTGGGGCTACGGCAACCCCTGAAACACTGCCGGAAGGGAAAGAGTCATGTCGAACAAGCACAAGCTGCTCGCGAAGAACCGTCGCGTCATGAAGTCGGTGGAGATTGACGGAGTGAAGGTCAACATCATCAAGCCGACGATGGGGGACCGGCTTCGACTGATTGAGCAGGCCCGCGCCGCTGGCGAGATGACCGAGCAGAACGAGCCGACGGGCGACCGTGCCGGAGCGCGCATGCTGGCGCGAATCGCCGTCTGCGTGATGAACGACGCGGAGACAGGACGCCCGATGTTCGCCGTCAACGACCTTGACGAGCTGCTCGACGAGTCCTGGCTGGAAGACTTCGCGACGGACCTGACCGACGTGTTCAACATCAGCGAGGAGAAGATGCGGGGAAAATAGAGAGCGACCCCGAAGCGAGTCTGCTCTACGGGGTCGCGTCACTCCTGAAACTGCCCCCCGACGTGGTTCGGGCGATGGCTTACGAAGACGTCGTCGGGCTGGTGGCCTACGCCCGGAAGGAAGCTGAGGAATTGGAGCGCCGCTCTTCCTCGCCAAACACCCCAGGCGCTTCTCCACCAGGGCAACAGTCCGTTCGGCGTTTGCGCCGGAGGTGATTCAACATGGCTGGCGGTGGTCTCAAAGTCGGTGACGTCTATGTCGTTGTGACGGCCGCCGTCGGTGAGTTCACCAAGTCGATGCGGAAGATTGTCGCCGACGTGGCTTCTGCCGCGGGCAAGATTGAGCAGCTCGGGAACAAGATTGGGGAGATTGGCGCCATTGTGAGCGCGGGCCTGTATGGGGCGCTCGCTGCTGCGGCTGCCTTTGATTCGTCAGTCACGGAGCGGATGGACCGAATCAAGCTCGTCTTCCAGAACGTCGGCGCGGAGATTGGCAACGCAATTCTGCCGCACCTGGAGCGCCTGTCGGATGCCCTGGAGCGTGCCTTGGGGTGGTTCCAGCGGCTCGACCCTGTCGTGAAGTCGGCGATGGGCAGCTTCCTCTTCTGGGGGACTGCGGCGGGGCTTGCGGGTGGGGCCGTGGGCAAGGTGGCGGGCGCGGTGAAGCAGTTCGCCGAGAGCTTCCTCGCGTTCGTGGTGCCCGCGCTGGATGGTGCTGGAAAGTCGCTGGTGCGGTTCTCCGCGTTCCTGACGAGCGAGACGCCAGCCGTCGAAGGCAACCTGAAGAAAGTCGCGAAGGGGGCCGAGCAGGTCGACGCGAGCTTCACGACGGCTTTCCGCAACGCCGCCGCTCGTATCCTGACGGTGACGGCTCCTCTTGCCGCCGTTGCGCTCGCGGTGGCAGGCGTCGCGATGCTCGCGGGTACGCTCTACAAGGCATGGCACGACAGCAGCACCGGCATGCGCGATGACTTCGTTTCCACATGGCGGGCCGTGACGGATGTTGCCGAGCGAGTCGCGAAGTTCTTCCAGGAGGTCTTCGCGGGGCTGGCGGCCATCGTGGGTGCGTGGGCTCGCGGGCAGCTCGACACGTTCGCCTTCGTGGTGCGCAACCTGGCTCGACTGGCGGCGCCTCTCGCGCGAGCACTGAACCTCGACGGCGTGGCGAATGCCCTGGACGGTCTGAAGGAACTGACGGGCGACGCGGTGCTCGGCGGATTGAAGGGGCTCGTCGAGGGCACCGTCAGCACCCTTCGCGATGGGATGTCGAACGTCTGGGAAGGCGTATCCTACGGCGCGAGATACGCCTTCGACGGCGTGAAGCTGATGGGAGGCGATGCCGCCGCTTTCCTCCGCGAGAAGTTCGGCGGTGTGTTCGACGACATGCTCGGGCCGAAGGGCAAGCTGCGCACGCTCTCGGAGACGCCCGAGATTGAGGTCGGGCATGTGGAGGTCGGGAAGTTCGACGCGAAGAAGTTCCTCACGAGTGTCGGCAACACCGCGTCGGTCATCGCCGAAGTCGCCCGGCGCAAAGCGAAGGAACTCGCGGACGCCCTCGCCCGTGCGGCCGACGAAGCGAAGCGGGCCCTGGCGAGCAGGTTCAGTCAGGCATTCGGTCGCATCTACGAGCTTGTCGACCGCTTCCAGCAGGGCATGTCGGCCGGCGGTGTCTGGGGTGGCCTGATTGCCGTCGTCGCGGAGCTGCTCTCTCAGTCGACAACGTTCGGCTCGTTGCTCCAGATGGTGACGAACTTCATCCAGTACGTGGCCGACGTTCTCGGGCGGGTGCTGGCCCCCGTCCTGCCGCTCCTGGCTTCCGTGTTCAACATGGTGACGCCGTTGCTGGATGCACTGGTGCCGGTGCTGGAGATGTTCTCGAAGCCCGTCCAGGCGATTACGCCCATCTTCGAAGTGCTCGGCACGCTGTTCAAGGGATTGGCCCCCATTATCACCGTGTTTGGTCAGATTCTTGTCGCGCTCCTCCAGCCCCTGACGCTGCTCTCCGGTCCCATCATGAAGGGACTCTTCGCCGTCATCCGCGTGGTGGCGATGGGCATCCTCTACGTCGTGAAGGGAATCGGCACGGTGTGGAATGCCATCATTGGGTTCATCGCGGGCGTGTTCAAAGCCCTCGGCAAGATTCCCTTCGTGGGTGGTGCGTTCAAGAAGATGGCGCAGGGCTTGGACAGCATGAAAGTCCCCATGGACGCGGTCGACAGTGCGCTCGAAACTCTGAAGGACACCACCTACGACACCGCCGCAGCAAATGCCGCTGCTGGTGTCGCCGCGTGGGAGAACGCAGCCGCGACCAACAAGGCGACCGAAGCCCTGACGAACGTCCCGACTGGCTTCAAGGTGGCGCTCGCGCGGTTCAACGCACAGGTCCCGATTGAGGGAGCTCCGTCGACCTCCGGGGCGTCACCTGTCGTTCCAAGCCCCGTCGTGCCGGTGCGCGGTGGCAACGTCAGTGTCGGGCAGATTGTCGTCCAGGGGGCCGAGGACCCGGAGGAGACCGCGCGACAGGTCTACATCGAAATGAAGCGCGAGGCGCACCGACGCCGCGGCAACGGTGAGTGGCTGAATGGGAGGTACTGAGATGGCCTTCCTCGTGCTGAACGGAATCCAGGTGCCTGTCGCGGAGGGTCGGCGAAGGCAGGTGAACATCGGCACGGACTCACGCGCCTTCAGCGGGGCCTATCGACTGGGCAGGCGCGCGGTTCGTCAGGAGTGGGAGTTCAAGACGCTCCCCTTGCCGCCCGACGAAGTGCTCGCCCTTCGCGGACTGATTGCGGGTGACGGCCACACGGTGGCTTTCGAGGGCGACGCCTTCACAAGCCGTGGGCTCAATCAGGCGAGTGTCGCGGGGCAGCTCTTCCAGGGCGCGCGCTTCGGCGGTGGGCTGAACCTGGCCGTCGGCGCGTCCGCCTCGTGGGCCATGCAACTCGGGGCACGCTGGACGGCCCTGCACCACGTCTACAGCGGCGCGGCGGGTACGTGGCTCCAGGTCATCAACCGGAGCGACGGCAAGCGGTGGACTCAGGGAGTGCCGTCGGAGAATGCCGGGGGCCTGTCGGTCGTCTCGGGGTCGCTCGCGGTGACGGGCGCTACCAACGCGGTGAGCTTCGACGACGTGGTGGGGCTGCCGTTCATGGTGCCCGACGCGTGGGTGCCCTACCTCGTTGCGTGGCACACCAGCCGAGCTTGGAGCGCGCTTCCGTTCCTCACCGCGAGCGGCGGCTTCACGGCCACCGAAACGAAGGTGCTCGGCGAGGTGCGGGACGGCGAGTTCGTCGAGTTCAGTCACAACGGGGCGCGCGTCGTCGGTGAGCGGCTCGAATTCACGTTGAGGGAGGTTTAGTCGCCATGCGCGGTATGTCGTCTCAGGGGCTCGCGGTTCTCTCGAATCCGGCGGGGTATGCGTCCCATGTCCGGGTGAAAGTCCGTGACGGGGCGGGTGTGTGGGTGAATCTGAGCCGCCTTGAAGGGCGCGACTTTCTCGACGCCGTCGAAGTCGACGAGGACGTGGACCAGCCCGTCTCGGCCGCGACGGTGACGCTCAAAAGGCAGGTCGACTTGTTCAGTCTGTCCCCACTCCGGGCCGACTCGAAGTTGAACGCGGGCAACGGGCAGCTCATCCGGCCTGGGCGAGAGTTCATCGTCGAAGCGGCGGTGTCACCTGTGGGCATGTCGCCGAGCGCGGGCGAGTGGCGCGTGCTGTTGCACGGGGACATCGACGAGGTGGACTTCGCCGACGAGCAGCTCGTCTTCCGGGGACGGGATTTAGGGGGCCGACTCCAGGACGCGTTCATTGAAGTCGAGCGCCCCTATGGGGACTCCACTGCCGGTGTCGCGGTCGAAACCGTCATGCAGGCCATCCTGACCGACAACGGGATGGGTGTGGTGCTGCATACGCCCGTATCCCCCGGCTGGAGGATTCGGCGGTACGCCCAGAAGAAGGCGAGTGCCCTCGACGCGCTTCGCGACCTGGCTCAGCAGATTGGATGGGAGGTGCGTTACCGCTGGCGCGAAGCGAGCGGAACCTTCGTGCTGACGTTCAGCGAGCCGAACAGAACGAACCCCACGTTGGCCTGGGCCTTCGGACCCGGCGATTACCGCAACGTCGCGAAGCTCACCATCAACAAGACGGAGATTCGCAACAGGATTGAGGTCGTCTACTCGGACGCGGGGGACCTGGATGTCACGGGGCAGCCGAAGCGCAAGAGCGTCATCGTCGGAGATGCCGCGAGTCAGGCCGCCTATGGCGTGCGCTTCATGCAAGTCGCCGAGGACGCGTCGAGCAACATCGACCGTGAGGCCGAAGCGCGGAAGATGGCGGAAGCGGCACTGTCCGACTTGAAAGAGCCGCTCGCGGACCAGGAGGTTGAAGTCGACTTCTTCCTGCCGGTGGAGCTGGGCGACCTTTACTGCTTCCGTGCGAACGGCGCGCACTACTCGGATGACCAGAACCTGGCCGTCACTGGGTTCCGCCATGCCTTCACTGCGGAAGGTGATGCGCGGACGACCATCACCACTCGGGGGAAGCCCTCGTTTGGTGTCTCCATGTGGCTGGAGATGGACACGCGCCCTGGGTTGAGCGAGCCGGCTCACACGTCACCGCCGCTCGACCCTCTCAACGTGTCGGTGACGGCCGTCGTGAACGGCTTCATCCTGTCGCTCATGCCGGCCCTGAGCGGCCCTCCGGTGGCTTCCTACGAGCTGCACGTCTCGACGACGAGCGGCTTCACGCCGAGCAGCTCCACGTTGCGCGGCACGTTCGACATGACGACGTTTGGCGTGTCCGACCTGATGCCGGGAACGACCTACTACGTGCGCGTCGTTCCCCGAGACCGCTTCCGCAACCGGGGCAATGCGTCCCCTCAGTTCGAAGTCACTCCGAAGAAGCTCGAAGGCGCGTCGCTGGGGGATGCCGCGGTCAGCTACCAGCATCTTCTGCACCCGCCGACCGACAACCTCATCCCCAACGGCTACAACGAGGTGGGCCTACGTGCAGTGGGCAAGCTCCCCGAGGGTGACAGGCTCGTCGAGGACCCCGTCAACGCGCGCTCCGGACGGTGGGTGCGGCGGGTGGAGCTGACGAGCGCGGGGAGCTGGGTGGGGCTAAGCTGGACGGGAGGCTATGGCTCCGCAGCTCCAGGAGGACGGCTCAAGTGCTCGCCCGGGGACCAGTTCTTCGCCGAGGTCTACGCCAAGGCGTCGTCGGCCACCGTGGGAGGCATGGGCACGCTCTATCTGCTTTGGGAGGACGCGAGCGGCACCTACTCGGGGCAGTCGTCGGCGGTGGCGTTGGGGCCAGTGGGCACCGCCTATCGCCGCGTGCCGCTGACGGGGACATGCCCGGCTGGTTGCACCGGAGTGCAGCTCTTCTGGGAAGCGGAAGTCTTGGCCGCCGACGTGGGGAAGCGGCTCTACTTCGATGCCGTCTCGCTCCGGAAGATGGTCACCTTCGACCTGCTCGCGGCGAACACGTTGAAGACGTCGAACTACGCGGAGGATGGCAGCGGCATCCCCACGGCTGGCGCGAAGCTCGACAACGTGGGGACGACGCTCAAGGTCGCTTCGAACAACGTCCAGGTGGGGCGCTACTACCTGAGTGACGGGTTCTTCCGCTCCGTTCAGGCACTCGCGGACACCGGAAGCCGCATCTACTACCGGGGCAACAACGATGGCGTACCGAACATCGACCGTCTCAACATCCAGGTCGTCGAGGGGTACGCCATTGCCGGGGCAACGGGAGGCGCGAGCTTCTTCACCTGGGCGCACTATCGCGCGACGCTCCAGCCCCAATCGGCGAGCGACAACCTCGACGCGCTTCGGTTCCTGGAGGTCGGTTTCTACTGGGCGTTTGGCGACATCCACCCTCCAAACTTCCTCTACGGCGCGACGGTCCCCATCGCTGACCGCAAGTACCAGAATGGGGCATGGGATGGTGACGGAGCCAACGCGACGAGCGCGGGCTTTTCGTTCATGTTTGGCGACAAGTTCAACCGCCTACGCGACGACCCGCTCGTCAACAAGTTGCTCTATCTCAAGGTGTCACTTCACAACGCCGTGGGGTTCAGTGCCGAGCGCTGGTTCTTCCCTCCGCATGCCTACAACACGGACATGGTTCGCCGTGCGACGGGCCCTGCGTCCACGCCTTCTGGGGGAAGCGGTGGCGGCGGCTTGGAGCACGGGACCTGTGTGGCGCCCTGGGAACCGGTGCTGCTCGGCGACGGTACGGAGCTGCCCGCCGAGATGCTCAAATCCGGCATGCGGGTGCTCACCATGCACGAGAACGAGAAGGACGGGGGCGTGTTCGAGGTCACCCACGTCAGCCGCCACCATGCCGCGCGCTGCAAGCTCGTGCTGATGGACGGGCGGGTGGTTGTCGTGACACCGGACCATCGCTGGCGCACGGTGGAACGTGGCTGGATTCGCACGGACGATCTGCGGCTGGGAGAGACGATTGAAGGCTTCGCCCCGGGTCGGGTGGCGAGTGTGGAGCCCATGGCGGCCGGCGACGTGATGAAGATTACGATTCGCTTCGCGAGGACCTACGTCGTGAAAGGGCTCCTTGCACACAACCTAAAGCCCCGAGATTAGCCGGTGTTTAGATTGCTCAGAGGAATTATGCGTAAGGTTCGTTAGCGGCCTGCGTGTTCAAGAGCGTTTCGTTTTTCGCGTTCGAACTCATCTGCGTATTTTTCATTCTTCCCTGCAACGTATTCCACCAGTGCTGGCGAGTCGCCGACAGCGAAGAGCCGGAGGGGAGGGGAAAGAGCTACGTCGTCGGTAACTTCCACCATGTTTGCGCTGTTGTCGACAAGGAAGACCACATCGCCATTCTGCATTACAGGCGCGTGTTTCGGGTCTGGGTGCGGAGTTACGTCGACTAGGATGTTGTCATGTGGGGGGCGCCAAACCGCGTGTGGTGTGGCGATGATGTAATACCCAACCCCCGCCCGCATTCGAATGAGGAACATCCATCCACTCTGTCCAACGCCCCCCTCGCGGCGCATCATCTCAAGGACGTTGCCGTAGCAAGTATGTGGTTGCGCCCATGCCTGTGGTCGATGATAGGCCAAGCCCACCGGTCCGTCGCTGATGCTGCGAGCAGCCCGATTGATGTCTTCCGGCCGGACTTCTTCAGGGTTGTGGGGGCTTGATTGATTGTGGTGATCTTGTTGCTTTTGCTTTGTGAGATTCATTTGCTTCTTCTTTTTTCGGTTTTGACGGTTGTTTTTGCTCATCCTTAATCCCATGCCTCGGTCTTCGGTCGCGATGCGGTTGCATTTTAGCCCACCTGATGGGGCCCTGTTTAGGAAAGACGCCAGCCGAGAACCTTCACGGTGGTCATCCTGAAGGAGTGTTTGCCTGCATTGTTTTTCAGCATAGGACTGCGCGCCGGGTCGACTGAGTTGCCTCTGTGTCTTCGTGTTAGGCTCCAATGTGATTGACGGCGCCTATGAACTTGTTGCCAATGATTGGATATTTAAGGAGTTTGTCGTAGCCGCCATCATAAAGGGGCGGAGGGAAGAAGTGACGGGTTGAGACAAGGTCTCCGGTCCCGAGCCATGCTCTGGCTTGAGAAATCTCTATCTCAATTGTTCCGATTACTAAGTCGTTGAGGTCGGTCTTGGCTAAGGTGTTGCAATTGCGTCGACGGAGCAGGATGCCATGCTGGGCGTGCGGGCGAAGATAGTTTGACGGGGCTGCCCTTCTGAGATCAACAATTTCTGCATGTGTGGTTCGGAGGAGCCCTGGTTTGTCCGCCTCAGGAGTGCCATCGCCTGCTTGCATGAGGACTACAAATGCTTTTGGTGAGACTGTTGGGGCGAAATGGAGGTATTGACCAAAGAGGCCGGAGGCGTAAGCATCCTGACACGCGAACCAGAGCGCTGTCCAAACGTTGTCGACAAGGTCCAGCCAGCGCGTCTTGACACCATAGTGCTGAAGGATTGGTTCGTGTGCGTACTCTGGGGTGTTGTCCAAGAATGCCTGCTGGGTTCGTGATTGTTCTATGTATTTATTAAGTAGTGCTTCTCTTTTGTTTTTTCCACTTTCCCTGGCTAGATTGCGATAGAGCGCGGGAACCATCTTGGGATGAATTTTGTTTTGTCCGCGAAAGTAGACTGCCCCCTCATTCCGGCGCGCGTATTTCAGATACCCGACTGCCTGGACGAGAGCGTGAGGAGTCGTGACGACCAGCGTCGATGTAGTGGGATTCCACTTCATTCCCTGATTTCCTCGTTGGCCGAGGTTCTCGAACGTCTTGCTGCTGGGCATCAGGTTTCCTCCAGAATGGATCTTCTGTGAGGATATAGTGCCACGCGCAAGTGGCGCTGGTGAAGACTTCTTGGCTTGAGGCTGGGCCATTCCCAGTAGCTGCACGCATTTACCAGTCGCAACCCCATGCCCTGGTGATGCTGTGACCACCGAAGAATCCAGTCTGTTCAGCTCATAGTCGGCTCCCTGCTCGGAACGGCGGGGGTCGGCGTCCTCACATGGGCTGCGAAGTCCCTCGCGGGGGAGATCCGCTCTCTGGTCGAGAAGGTCGCCCAGCAGGACGAGCGCATCAATACCCTCGCGGTGGAACTGGGCGCGCTGCGTCGGTGGTGCGACGAGTTCCGCGTCGGGCTTCCCGCCCAGGTCCGACAGACCGTCGAGTTGGAGCTTCGCCGCATGACCCGAGCCGGGGCAGGGGATTCCCGATGACCCAGGCAAGCTTCAAATGGGTCGACCTTGACCGCGTCTTCCTGCCGCTCGTCGCGGTCGCCCTTCAGGCCATCGCTCGTTGCGAGACCCGGGGCGTCAGCTACGTCGCGACCTACGGCTTCCGCAGCCGCGAAGAGATTGAATGCTTCGTGCCGAGCAGCGTGGTACGGGCCGAGCCAACGGCAGTCGGTGACGTGACGGAGATCGCTGTTCAGTTCGCGAATACTTACGTCGTGAAGGGGCTGCTCGCGCACGGTCTCAAGTCTCGTGACTAAAGGGCTCGCTCAAGATGTTAATCCATGCGTGTGAAACAGTCCGTCCCAGAAGTCGCTGACAAGGCGCTCGCACGTCCTATCGCGTAGCTCGTAGCCACCAAAGCGATATACTTCGTATCCGCGCAATCGCAACTCGCGGTCGGCGCGCACGGTGTCGGCATAGACTTGAGGGCTTGGTAGACTCATATGAGGCATGGGCGGGTGGGGGGTGTTTGTTGCGTCTACGTAGTCGTATTTGGTGGATGGCCTCGTGATCGAGTAGTGCTGTTTACCATCTATTTCGATTACGATGCGCCGGTTCTCAGGAAGAAGGAGTAGAAAGTCCATGCGTTGGATTAGGAATTTACGCTTCTGCCTCCTCTCGTCCTGAGTCTTGGGGTCGTAATGCACATAGACTTGGGGAATTAGAGCGGGCAGTTTTTCCCCCAGTGTTTGCTTTATTGTTCGGAAGTAAGTGGAGAAAAAGAGACGCTCCGGTGGAGATGAGAGTGCTTCTTGTAGACGGGCGCCAAGGCTTCTTCTTGCTTCTTCGGTGTTTGAGATTTTCTGCTTTTTTGCCCACCAGTCGGCAAGCCGCACCCAGGTGAGCCCCTCGTTAGGGGTGGGGTCATCGTACACTAAGCATGTGTCCTCATTTTCGAGAACGATTAGTTCGTTGTCGAGAGCGTCTGCGAGCCCGATGATTGGTTTGAAGCCCTTCGTACTAGATGCGAAGATGATGTTCTTGGGTCTGTCGTGGCGGGACGAATGTAGCCGTTGAATCGAAAATACAGGATGTCCAGATATGATGCCTGTTACTCTGGGGGTTAGTCCATCTGGACGCAAATGAGTGTCTATGAGGGCTGCTAGTTCAGTTTGTTCGGAGCCACGACGAATTTCTGGGTGGATAAGAGATTCGAGAAAAGAGATGACACGGCGATCTGACCAATCCAGAAAGCCGAATGCCTCAAGTGCTTCTCGGTGCGTTGCTGGGACTTTGATGGATGAGAAAAAATCTGAACTGACTAGTTGTCCGTTGGGATCGTACCTGAATGATGTGTAGATGCCGCTGTCTCGCTCAAAGCCTATGCTGCCAATGAAGCCGTCGAAGTCGACGTTGGGCGTGAGGACTCTGCCCTCAAATGCTGTGGCGAGAGAGATTCTGGTTACTCTTGATATTGCCTGGCGGTCATTTGTGGTGATTCTCTCTAGGATGTCATCAATGTGTCGAGTTTTTCCTTCGGCGGGGAGATTTGTGGTGCATTTGTTGGCTAGTTCGATGAGCTTGGCGTCTGGAAGGTCTTTGAGTACATGCTCGACGTACTTTCCTTTCCCCCAGCCAGGACTCAGATCATCTCGCCAGTCCAGTTCGAGCACGGCGAATCTCTCCTGGATGATTCGCCACGAGCCTTCGACTAGAATTGATGAGATGATTTCCCGAAGTTTTCCTTGGTGTGTCATCTGGGCGAGCCTTGTTGTTGGTGTGGTGCTTAGCGGAAAGCATACCTCACGTGGGACGCGTGTTGGGGCCGCCGGGCTGAGCGCTTGAGCCAATCCTGGAAGTCGCACGCATTTACCAGGGGCAACCTCCTCCCCTGGTGACGCCGTGACCTCCGAAGAGACTCAGACCGTTCAGCTCGTAGTCGGCTCCCTGCTCGGAACGGCGGGGGTCGGCGTCCTCACTTGGGCTGCGAAGTCCCTCGTGGGGGAGATCCGCTCTCTGGTCGAGAAGGTCGCGCGTCAAGACGAGCGCATCAATACCCTCGCGGTGGAACTGGGCGCGCTGCGTCGGTGGCGCGACGAGTTCAGCGTAGGGCTTCCCGCCCAGGTCCGGCAGACCGTCGAGTTGGAGCTTCTCCGCATGACCCAGGTCAGGGAAGGGAACTCCTAATGGTCAGGGCAAACTTCAAGCGGGTCGACCTTGACCGCGTCTACCTGCCGCTCGTTTCTGTCGCCCTTCAGGTCATCGCGCGTTGCGAGGCCCGGGGCGTGAGCTACGTCGCGACCTACGGCTTCCGCAGCCTCGAAGAACAGGCCGAGCTGCGGCGCCTCTTCCTTGCGGGCAAGGGCGGCAAGGCGTCTGCGGCGGGGCTGTCCCCTCACAACTACGGGCTGGCATTCGACTTCGTCTGTGACGGGGACACGAAGCCCGGTGTTCAGCCCGACTGGCGCCTGCCGGCGTACCGCGTGCTGGGCGAGGAATCGACGAATGCGGGGCTCGTCTGGGGCGGGAGGTTCGGCGACGCGCCGCATGTGCAGTGGCCGGGCTACGTGAGCGCGCTTCAGCTCACGCCCCTTCGGACCCTGGTGGAGAGCAGTTCGGTCGCGGCTGTGTTGGCTCGGCTCGACGAAGAGCGCAAGTCGCCGCAGTGGCGTGCCGCAAACCCGAAGCTCGCGGCCGAACTGGAACGGCTGGGCTTCTAACTCGGAGGCAACATGGTTGACGTGGGTGTTATCGGGCCGAGTCCCGAGCAGTTCGAAGTGTTCGCGCAGCTCCTGTTCAACGCGGTGACGAGCCAGAACTACGCGCTCGTCGCTTCCCTGGTGGTGGTGCTCCTGGTCTTCCTCCTGCGGAAGTTCGGTGGCACGTTCGTTCCCTTCTTCAACACGGACCGGGGCGGCGCGGTGTTGGTGCTCGGCGTCTCGCTGGCTGGTGCCGTGGCGAACGCGCTCGCCGCTGGGGCGCCGTTCTCGCTTTCCCTGATGCTGACCGCCGTGAAGGTGGCCCTGACGGCTGCCGGTGGCTTCACGCTCGTCAAGCGTCTCCTCTTCGGGAGCGCCGTGATTGAGAGCGCCGAGCAGGCGGGCGAGATTGCCGCAGGCCAGGTCGCGGGCAAGGCCGCGGCGATTGCCGTCCTGGAGCAACTCGACAGGAGAGGCGACCGGTGA